AATCTTCACTGCTGGTAACAACAAGATAATGACAGGCACAACTACGTTGACTGACGTAACTCCTGCATCTTACACAATTTCAGCAAACAACTGGAAGATTGTAAACTTTAATGACAAGGCGTACTTTTTCCAGCGTGGGTACGATCCACTGGTGTACGATAACACCAACGGACTGCGAACGTTTACTGTAGCTAACGGCACAGCCACAGACGCTACTCTTAAGTGTCACGAGGCTTTGTCGGCATACGGACGTTTATGGGTTGTAGACAACGAAACAGATACACAGACTATCTACTGGTCTGACTTGCTGATAGGTAACGATTTTACTGGTGGGTCTAGTGGTTCTATTGACGTGTCTAAAGCGTGGCCTGATGGTTACGATGAGATTAGGGCTTTAGCAGCACACAACAACACACTGGTTATCTTTGGTAAGCACAGCATCCTAGTGTACGGTGGTGCAACTAGTCCAGCTAGCATGGCTCTGGTAGATACAGTATCTGGTGTTGGTTGTATCTGTAGAAACTCTATCCAGAACATCGGTACAGACATTCTGTTTATGTCTAACTCTGGTCTGCGTAGCTTGGGCAGAACAATACAAGAGAAGTCACTGCCTATTTCTGACTTGAGTTTGAACGTTAAGACAGAGATTATTGAGGTAATCCAGAACAGATCAGCACCTACTGCTGCTATTTACAGCCCAGAGCAGTCGTTCTACTTAATTTGTTTTCCAGATCAGTCTACTATCTATTGTTTTGATCTGAAAGGTAGATTAGAGAACGGGGCATACAGGGTAACCAGATGGACTTCTGTACCGCACAAGTCGTTTATGCGACACACTGACGGTACTTTGTACATTGGTACGTCTGACGGTTTGGGTACTTACTCTGGTTTCTTGGATAACGAATCCGTGTACCGCTTTAGGTACTTTAGCCCTGCGCTGACGTTTGGTGATTCTAGTAAAACAAAGTTTTTGAAAAAGATTAAGCCTACGTTGATTGGTGCTAACGAAGAAACTATCTTTGTTAAATGGGCGTATGACTTTGAGACAACATTCAAGAACTATGAGATTAGCGTAGGTAACCAAGTACCAGCGTACTACGGTATATCAGAGTACACAGTAGGTACATTTACTGGTGGTGTTTTAACAACCAATCCTACGGTTAACGCCACAGGTAGTGGCAGTGTTGTAACCATTGGACTTGAGGCCGACATAGATGGTTCTCAGCTTTCAATTCAGGAAATTAACGTACTAGCACTGATAGGTAAAACAGTATGAGCAACTATACAAAAACAACAAACTTTACTGCTAAGGATACGTTGCCAGCGGGTGATACCAACAAGATTATCCGTGGTAGTGAGTTTGACACTGAATTTGATGCGATTGCTACAGCATCAGCAACTAAAGCGAACATTGCTTCGCCAACGTTTACAGGGACTGTGACAATACCCGCTTTAAACTTTACGGGAACTCTGTCTACAGGTACAATTGATGGAGGTACTTACTAATGGGTATTTTAGGCGATCTCTTAGGGAGCGTAGCAGAAGACCTCTACGAAAACATCCCTACGGAAGTCAAAGAGTTATATACTGATGAGCTAGATCAAATTGTTGCTCCTGATATTACCTTCCAACCGTTTACGGTCACAGGGCCAACAGGAACAATTACAGGTGGTCCTGAAGGAACAACTTACGCTCTAGGCGGTACAGGTCAAGCACTGCAGAGTGCTTTGGAATCTGCGGCACTCTCTAGAATAGGCGCTGCTCCTGCTGCTGGTGCTGAACTAGGAGCCGCCGGTCAACAGTTGTTAGGCATGGGTCAACAACAGTTAGGCGTATCTCCCTTTGGCCTCGCTGGTCAACAAGCAGCGGCGCAGAGTGCGTTTGGTCTAGGTGAGCAGTTCATGGGCCAAGCCGGTATGCCTATCGGTACTAGAGAGCAAGAAGTGTACGACCGTATCAGGGCTACACAGCTTGGTGAAGAAGAAGCACAGAGGTTAGCTCTAGAAGAACGATTGTTTGCTCAAGGTCGTGGTGGTGTACAAACGGCTATGTTCGGCGGTACGCCAGAGCAACTTGCGTTGGCTAAGGCGCAGGAGTCTGCACAGAACCAAGCGGCTCTTATGGCTATGCAACAGGCACAAGCAGAGCAAGCACAACAGGCAGGTCTGGGTGCACAGTTTGCTGGACTAGGGTCAGATTTAGCAACACAGAGACTAGCTCTAGATGCCACACAGCAAGCTAGGGCACTACAGGCTCTGCAAGGCGGCATGGGATTGATGACAGGAGGTCTTGGGCTAGAGCAAGGGCAGCAACAGCTTGGCTTGAGTGCGCTTCAGGGCGCTTATGTGCCACAGGCAGCTATGCTTTCTGCGTTGTCTCCTGCTATCAATATTGCGTCTCTTGCTGACGTTGCACGTAGACAGCAAGGCGAGTACAATCTTGAGGCGGCTCTGGCAAATCTTCAGGGTCAAGTAGGCCAACGTGCAGGACTCGCTAGCTTGTACTCTGGTATGTTTGGTGGTGCTGGTGGTTTGCTCAGTGGTATTGGAGCAGGAGCTTCTGATGTTATAAGCGAACTAATTAAGCGGTACTCAGATGTGTCCTTGAAAACCAACATTGAGCCTGTTGGTAAGCTCCCCAACGGAATAAATCTGTACACTTGGGATTGGACTGAAAAAGGCAAAGAGCTTGCGGGTGATACTCCAACTTACGGAGTACTTGCACAAGAAGTACAGCAGGTTATTCCAGAAGCAGTAACCCGTGGTGAACACGGTTACTTAACTGTTGACTACTCCAAGCTGATTTAAGAGGACTAAAAAATGGCTATTGGAAATTACGATATAGGTGGTATGTTGGCTCGTAGTGGGCAAGTCCAAGGACAACAAATGGGTCAGGCCTTCAGTCAGCTTGGGCAGGGAATAGAAGGTATGCTTGGAGGCATCGCTGGAGGAATAGCGGCACGGGAAGAACGCAAGAACGCTGAAAGGGCACAACAGCAGTTCGATCAGATTCTTGGGGCTTACCAGAATAACCCTGCTGGTATGAGAGCCGAAGCCCAGAGCATGATCGCAAGTAGGGACCCTAATCTCCAGAGAGTTGGTCAGTTGCTGATGGATGAGGCTGATCGTGTTGAGGCTGTCCAGAAAGCTAAAGCAGAAAAGGGCACAGCACAGGGAATACAAGGAGGACTCTCTGCTATTACCCAAGCGGCGGCTCGTGGCACACCTCTAGAACAACTACAAGAGGCTATTGGATCTGTTGTTAACTTAGGAGGTACTCAAGCACAGATTATGAGTGCTTATCAAGCTGGTGTTGACATGGCTAAGGGAGCAAAGCCTGAGATATTTCAAGGAACACCCGGAACTCAGTTTTTAAGAAGAGATCCAGAAACGGGAGAGCTTGTTGTAGAAGCAACTGTTCCTTTTAAGCCTGAAGCCGCTCCTGCAAGCAAAGGTATCAAAACAGTGGAGCGTAAAGACGGTTCAGTGTCTGTCCTAGATGCTGATGATGGCTCTTTGATTAGCACGTTACCGCCCCCCGGCAGAGGCGAAGGAGATAGAGAGGCGTCTCTTAATTTGATTGCACAGACTACTAGCTTTATCAAAGACGTTGATGAGTTGATGGACCCCGGGTTTTTTGAAACAGGTTTAATAGGACAAGCTACTGCGGGTCTGGGGGGAACTCCAGCTTACGACAGAGAAAAGGATCTGCTGTCTATTCGGGCTAGGCTTGGTTTTGACCAGATCAACGAGATGAAGCGTTTAGCGGCTGAATCAGGAGCATCAGGCACAGGCTTGGGACAAATTTCTAATATTGAATTTATGTCTCTACAGTCTACCATTGACGCTATATACGTAGGTATGTCAGAAGAGGCACAAAACGAAGCACTAACAGCTATTAAAAAGCACCTGTTAAACGTACAGCAGTTAGCTTCTGGTGTTGCTCCTGCTGATGCTATTGATTGGTCAGCGTCTGAGTACAAGGCTGTGGGGTATCACAAAGACCCTGTAACTGGTACAGTATTCTATGCACCTAACGGAAAAAGCGGGGCAGTGTACAAGCTGGTGGACGGTAAGTTTGTTAAAGTAGGAGCTTAACGTAATGTCTCTTGCAAAAGATATGGAAGCATTTGACAGAGCCTTTGGTGAACCCGCACAGGGTGAACCTCTGGTGTCTGAAGAGCAAAAGAAAGAAATGCTGGTGGATGATGAGTCAGCGTTTGAAAGGGCGTTTGAGGCTGATGCAGTAGACGTATACAACTCTGATGTGAAAACAGAGGAAATGTCTCTGTGGGACAGGTTTTTCTCTGAGCCATACAAAAGAGGTATTGAACAACAAGCTCAGACCATGCAGAGGTTAAGCCAAAGCCAACAAGCAGGAACAATGGCTGGTATTAGTGCCGCTCTGAGTGATCCTGCGGTGCTTGAGGAGCAATACAGGCAGTCCACAAACATTCCGTCTGTTCTCTTACAGACAGTTACTACGCCCCTGAGAATAGCGTTTGACTCTGCGTCTGAAATGGTTATGTTTGGTGCGGAGCAAGGCGTAGGTATGCTACCCGAAGGGCTAAAGGAGGGTGCCGCAGAGCAGTTTCAGGCACTGATGCAGACCAAGGGTGGTCAGATGGCATGGGCAGCGGCTGGAGAGGGAATGGAGGCTTGGGAGAAGTTTAAAGAAAACTATCCTAACGAGGCAGCTAACCTAGTCGCTGTGATGGACTTGGGCTTTGCCAAAGGAACAGGCCCTCTCATTAAGCAAAAAGTAATACCTATGAAGCTAGAGAGAATCGGTATGCGAAACTCTGCCAAGCCGCTGGCTGGCGGTGACGCTGACGTTTACCGTATCTTGTTTGAGGACAAAAAGAAAACCAAAGAACAGGTAGAGTTAACTGAAGATCCTAGAGGAATTACCGGAAGGCAGGAACAAATAGCAACGCCCGAACAAGTTGAGTTGATTGATGTTGTTAAGTCTGCTGGAGTGTCGGGCAATAAAACTCTACAGCAAAACTACAACAGCTTGCAAAAGTACTATGACGGTCTTGAAGCAAGTCTAATGAAAATGCTCGCTAAAAACGAAAAGAAAACTAACTGGCCTGAGATTACTGAAAATCTGAGAGTAAACGCAAAGGCTCAGTTTGATTCTATAGTAAGAAGTAACCCCAAGCTAATGGCAAGCAAAGAGGCTAAAAAACAAGTTGCGGGTTTGTTTAGAGAATTTACAGCAATCTTAAATGAGCAGGGCGGTTCGCTACAGGGATTGCGTGTTGCTAGAAGTATGTTTGATGATCGTATGCAACGAATGGGCTACGATTTATCTGGAGATAGGCTGACGGTAGGCAACTTATCTGCTATGGCTGTACGTAAGGCTGTTAACCAAACTGTTTTTGATGTGGTTCCAGAAGCAGAAACTATATTTTCTAAGATGTCTCAAATTATTCCTGCGCTAAACACTTTAAGTACAAAAGCATCTACAGAAGCCAAAACACGCTTTGGTAGATTTATTGCAGAGCTTGGGCTAAATGAGTTTGCAGGTAACAGTGCGCTGTCTAGAATAAATAACGCTATTTACGTTCTTGCTGGCACTGCTGTAGTTGGTCCTTATGCTTACATAAAAAATCAGCTTAAGCGTCCCGGACCTGCAAAAGTAAGGGCTAAGGTTGCTTACCTCAAACGTGATATGTTTGGTGAGATTAAGAAAGCAATTCAGGCTACACAGGACCCCGTAAAGCGCAGTATGCTACAGCGTGACAGCAAAGAGATTTACGCTTATCTCAACGCTGTGTTCAAGCAAGTTGAATCTGAGCTAGAGCAGGAAGAAACCAATGAAGTGGATGGATAGGTTTTTAAATAACTTTACCAGAACTTTTGAGGCAGAATCTGAGGCGTACCAAGCTGGGTTTAGCTCGATAGGCGAAGCTATGGAAGCCGTGTCGGAAGCAGAAATGCGTCCTGTGCGTTCTGCTTTGGGCGACAGCCCAGAAGAGTTTACCTCAGAGGACGTTGTTATACCCAGACCTAGTGTCCTTGGTATGAACATGAGCAACCCTCAAGAGCAGATGCCAAACCAGCGCATACCAAAAGAGTTAGTCAATGCTGGTTTTGACATGACTTTTGCTCCGTCAAATGTCTTGGGTGCTAGTCTTGTTACAAAAGGAGTAAACAGAGTAAGACAGGCCGCTCAAGATGCTGTAGAGTACTTTGGTCCTGCGGCTGGCAGGGGAGGATCTACAGCTTCTATATCTAACTACATTGATAATTACTACGGTCCTACTGGACCTGACCCGTCTAAACCTATAAGGTCAGCTATAGGAAATAAAACTGACGATATCGTATCCTCTGTTACGGGGGTTGCTCCTGAAAATGTCAGAGCAGCTCGTCAGAAAATAACGGGAGGGTTTAATTGGGGTGTACAGTCTGCTGTTGATGCCATAGAATATGTTTTGGACCCACAATCAAGGGCTTTATACAAAGAAATGGGAATAACACCGGGGTCACAGAGACACGTATCTAGGGCCTTAGCTGACGACGCCATACACAAAGCAGTTGCGCAAGTCCAGTATACTTCTCACATTGGGCGGCAAGCAGGGCGGCAAGGTCCTGTTGCTCAAGAAGTTCAAACAATCATGGAAAAGTCAGGAATCACAGACTACTTTGCATATACAGACGGGGCGTATACTGCCGCTATTAAAGAAGGCCGACTGTTTCCAACAAGCGACGGACGCAAGTCAAGCATGGGCGCTAAAGATTTAGAATTTATTGAGCAACATTTTGGTAACGTGTGGAAAGCACCAGATGCTAAAGGTGTTGACGTTCCTTTCAAAGACGCTGAAGGCACTATACTACTAATAAAGGCTCCGGGAGCAGGGACAAAAACAGGCGATCACTACAACGATGTTATAAAAGCTGGGGGTTACATAGGTGACTTATATAAATCGTTTACTAAATACAAGGGAAAACCATCTCTAGAAGAATTATGGACAGACCTAAAGAAAAAGTCAGACGCCAACAGAAAATATAACGATAATAAAAAAGACAGCGAACCCCGTAGATGGACTTTA